GTATTGTTTTACCGTATTGTGCAAAAGATTTTAGTCCTAATAATCCTTGATATAGTTTTTTAATTGGCACTGGCATTACAGATATAAAATCTTTTTGTGCTCCTGTAACTGCATCAAAGAAAACTCTAGGTGCATAGGTGTCCATTAATGCACCTGACTCTTTGCCAAACTTTACATACTCAACTGGATTGCCGTCAGCATCATCAAGAAAAAGAGTTTGTTTAACTGGTGCAGGTTTTTCTTCACCTTTTAAAGGCCCTAATTTATATGTTTCTGGCTTACCTGTTTTGGGGTCTATTCTTTTTGCCTCTCTTGGAAGTTGTCCTCCAAAATCATTAGCAGTTTTTAAAAATGGAGTTGATCCTAGTCTAATTGCATCATCGTTTAACTGTCTTATAGTAGCAAAAGTTTTAGAACTACCAACAAGAGAACCTAGTTTGGACATGGTAGCTGCTGTTGCAGTTGCTTCGTCTTTCAAAGCTTTTCTCCAATCACTAGGATTTTTATAACTTAAAGGTGTAACCTCACCCATAGCCTCTCTAACGGCAGGTAGGTTTTTTAAGTCTTTGCCTTGTAATAATCCAAACTTAATATTTTCTACAAACATTTCAGGTGTTTCATATTTTTGTCCACCTTGAGATCCTTTAATTAATTTTGAAAATATATCTCTTGCAGTATTGTCATCTGTTTTAAAAGCTTCTTTTATTTGCTTTACAGCCTTATCTTTTAATTGTTTAGGAACTTCATAACCTTTTTCAAGAATTGATCTGTATATAGTTGTTCCGTAATATCCAATGTTATCCTCTATAGCTTTTCTAAATTGTTTTGGTATTAGTAAAGAAGTTACAGCTGCTTTAGGATCGCTGAGTTCTAACATCATTTGTTGTTCTTGTCTAAATAAGCCATTGTTTTCTTCTAATAATTTAGATATATGGTTATTAGTATTAACACCCAAACTTTCGTAATCTATTTTATTTCCTGATCCTTCAAAGCTTTTTATTTTTTTAAGTGCGTCCTCTCTAATTCTTTTCATTATTGATTTTTTCTTTGCACCGCTTTTTAAATTTGGGTACTGTCTTTCTACGACTAACAAAGGTGTTCGATACGCTGATATGGCTTTGGTAAGTTCTAAGGCATCTTTATCTGTTAGTTTGCCACCGATTGTAGATGCGTCTTCCATTGTTTTTCTGATCTTTTCCATGTTATCAATAACCTCTCTTTCAAGAGTAGAGGCGTATAACATTTTGGCTTGCATAGCATCTGCTATGACTTTATTGTTTTTTGCAGTCTGTTCAAAAGCACCACCGTAAGTAAAGTTTTTTCTTAAAAAATCTCTTATGCCTCTGTCTGCTCTTGCTGCCGCAGCAACACCTTCAGAGCCATCTTTTATAGTGGCTTTTGCTAAAGCACTTAAATAAGGTGCGGCTAAATCTAATCCAGCACCTGCTGTTTTAACAGCACCACCTACAATTTTAGGAGTTGCATACACAAAAGCTGCTGTTTCTCCAAAAACTTGTAGTCTTTCTTTTAATCTTTCAGTAGCAGCGTCTCTACCCTCAAGCTTTTGCAACCTTTCTTCATCTGACTCATCATCAAAAATCATGTCTGCAAATGTTTCAACATCATCTGTTGCTACTGCTGCGTCTACTGCGGCAACTCCAGCTAACTGTTTACCTTTGCTTAATTTAGATAATGCACTTGCTGCTCTCAAACCTGGCAAACCAAATTGTGTTATGAGTTGTGCTGTTTTACCAGCAGTGCTATCGACTTCAGGTTTAAACTCTTCAAAAAATGCGTTTACATCCTCTGTAACATTTGTATCAAATAGCAGATCAATACCTGTGGTTGGTAAGGTAGCAATACCTTGTGGTATAGAAACAACACCAGCACCTATGCCTCTACCTATATCTCCTATAAGAGAACCAGATGATCCTCCTGATGCTTTTCTTTTTTGAAATCTTTGTTTAGCTATCTCTATATCTTCTGGATTGCTAC